AAAGTAAATTCACAATCATATCCTCCATATGATCTTCTTAAACTAGATGAAGATACATATAGACTATCTGTTGCAGTTGCTGGATTTTCAAAAGAAAACATCAATGTATCAGTAGATGATGGAACCTTAATTATTAAAGGTGAAATTGTTGAGGTTACAGATGCTGAAGTTGTTCACAAAGGAATTGCTGGTCGTAAATTTACCCGCACATTTGCTCTTGGTGAATACATGGAAGTCTCTAGTGCTGACTTAAAGGACGGTATGCTTACAGTTAGCATTGTTCGCATTGTTCCTGAAGAAAAAAAACCAAAGGTCATTAAGATCAAATAATTTTATCTAATGTAATTCGACATTTTTATTAGTCTTATCGGTAGATAAACAACCTGAGCAAGTTGCAAAACTGCTCATCTTTTGATATACTTAGATATAACCTATAGGAGAGTTTATGCCAAGATATGATTATAAATGCTCTATTTGTTCTTCACAAATTGAGTTTGAAAAAAAATTTGATGAAGAAAGATATCCAGTATGCTGTAATCAATCTATGCAAAGACTTTGGAGCGCTCCTGCTGCAATTTTCAACGGTAGTGGATTTTATTCAACAGACAATAGAAAGTAGGGATATAATAGTACTATGACAAACATATTAAAAGATCATCCAAGCATAAAGCCAAAACAATGGTTTTTAGATGCAAAGGATCGTTGTGATAAATGCCAAGCGCAAGCACTTGTTAAAGTTAAAGGGGCCTCTGGAGAGTTAATGTTTTGTAGTCATCACTACGATAAGATAATGAATAATCCTGAATCATATGCAAAGATGATGTCTTTTATGTTAGAGGTTATTGATGAGCGTGAAAAGTTAGTTGAAAATAGAGCGATTGGGGCAGTGTAATGTATCAGTATTTTGTAAAAGAAGTAAACAATGTTGTTGATGGAGACACTATCGACGTTATTATTGATTTAGGGTTTGACATCTTGTTTGCATCTCGTGTGCGTTTGGCTGGTATTGATACTCCAGAGTCTCGCACAAAAGATAAGGCTGAAAAAGTTTTAGGTCTTGAATCTAAAGAATATTTAAAAAAGTATCTTAAAGATGCTAAGTCTGTTGTTATTAAAACTGAAAAAATAAACTCAACTGAAAAGTTTGGTCGTATCCTTGGTTGGATATACATAAATGGCGACACAGAATCGTTAAACGATAAGATGATTAATGATGGCTATGCCTGGGGATACATGGGAGATACCAAAGTAAAAGATTTTGAAGCACTAAAAAAGGCTAGATTAAAGTCTGGCAAATGAAGTCAATACTTTACTTTACGGCAGATTGGTGTCAGCCTTGTAAAAAAGTAAAACCAATTGTTGAAGATTTAAACAGAGAGTCCTTCCCTGGTATTTTTCAAATAATTGACGTAGATATAGAAAACGAAATGGCTAAAACTTTTGAAATTCGTTCTATACCAACATTTATTTTACTTACAGATGGCAAAGAAATTAATAGAATAACTGGATTACAAACTAAAAAGTCATTGTTGGAGTTTATTAAAAATGAGTAATGAAGAAGAAGAAATGATTGAAAAACTTATTCTTAATGGCGGATTAGAAACTGTGGGAATTGATCAAGAAACTGGAGAACTTTTATATTCTTTTACTCCTAAAATTAAAAATCTTATGCCAGATCTATACGATGAGCATATAACAGACGTTAATTCTTGTGTTATGAAATTATGGGAAAAAAGATTTTTAGAAATAGATTTTTTTGCTGAAGAACCAATTATTACTTTGTCTGAAAAAGCGTTTGATAAGGTAGCAGTAGAGGCTTTATCTAAAAAAGATAGGTGGAATCTTTTTGAAATTATACGACTCTTGCACCCTAAAACCTGATATAATACTAATATGCCATATCGTATAGGTGCTAAAGGGTCATTCGGTTGTTCAGGCTACCCTGCTTTAAAAGAAGGTACAAATGAGGTTATGGGTTGCCATAAAACTCGTAGTGAAGCAGCAGCACAAATTTATGCAATCAATCGTTCCGAAGGGAATATAGGGAAAAGTATGAATGAAATTAAAGAGGGCGACTTCGTAACATATATGGGTGAAGATGATGAAATGATGGTTGGTCGTGTTGAGTACGTAATGACTAACGCAGGATTACTTGGATTACCAGGATCAGAATATTCCATGGAATATATGGAAGACGATAAGCCAGTTATTGTTCGCAAATATAAAGAAGAAGATGGCGGATGGAAAGAAAAGCCATATGTCTCTTACCACCGTATGTCTCAAGTTATTAAAATTGAATCACTATCTGTATCAGTAGATCTTGTAGTTGAAATGGGCTCTAACGGATCTGGAATCCCATTGACAGCAGATCCTAAAACTTTAATAGAAATGTATAATGTTCAAGTTGAAAAATTAAATGAAAAAATTAGCAAATCATATTCTTCAGATAATGAAGAAGAAGATAAATGGGATAATATGGAAAAAAAATGCTGGGTTGGATATGAACAACGTGGCATGAAAGATAAAGGTGGGCGAATGGTTCCTAACTGTGTTCCAGTTGGAAAGACATATGATATGGATGATGAAATGGAAAAAGCAAAAGAACCAAACTATGGCGAGTTTATTAAGCCTCGTAGAGGTGGATCAACACCATCTAATCCAAAGTTATATGCAAGAGTAGTACAGGCAGCAAAAGATAAATTTGATGTTTATCCATCTGCGGTTGCTAATTCTTGGGTAGTTCAAGAATACAAGCGTCGTGGTGGCACATACAAATCAGAGTCACAATCTACAACAAAAAGTATTTGGGATGGATCTTTTAATCCTCTAAGGTTTGAAAAATAATGGCTAATAGATCTTCAGGTTCTTATTTTAAAAACAGCGCTTTTAATTCTTTACAAATTAAGAATGGCAGAATTGTTCGTTTAAGAAAAGACGGTACTGTAAAGGCCGATCTTGGTCCGTACACAAAAACAAAGGTAGGGGTAACTCATGGCAAATAAAGAACAAAAAGGAAATGCTAATAAAAAGAAAGAGCCAAAAATGACTCTTAAAGAAAAACGTGTTGCTAAACAAGAAAAAAAGAAGTCAAAATGAGTACATTTTATTTCTTGCATTCATTAGCAATAGGTTTGTTAATGATCGGATCATTTTTTTGGGGTAAATCTTATGAAACAAAAAGGGTAAAGAAAAATGGCTGATACATACACTCCTAATGCTGGTATGAAGGCTGCTGCTCGTCGTGCTTTAAAGTGGAAAGAAGATGGTAAAGCAACTGGTGCTGGAACTCCTGTTGGTTGGGGTAGAGCAACAGATATAGTTGCTGGTAGATCAATGTCTTTAAGTACTGTTAAACGTATGTTTTCATTTTTTTCCCGTCATGAAGTAGATAAAAAAGGAAAAGGTTTTTATGATGGTCCAGAGTTTCCATCTAATGGAAGAATTATGTGGGATGCCTGGGGTGGAGATGCAGGATTTGCTTGGAGCCGTGCCATTACAGAAAGAGAAAAGAAACAAGTTGAAAAGGTTTGGAACGGAAGTCCATTTAGTTTTAAAAAGGGGTAAAAGTGGAGGATTTAAGCCTAGAAGAAATAAAACAGTTAGTTATTTTTTATAAACAAAAAAGCGCAGATCTTGAATTTAATTTGTTGCAGTTGCAGATAAAGTTAAATAGGATTACTGCGCTTCAAGACACTGTAGAATTACAAGAAAGCAGTGATTCTGCTTTAGGTAAAAAATAAAATATTACGATAATGCAAGAATTAATAGGAATATTCTTGACATTAGGCGTTTTTTGGGTTATAATTAATAGAACAAAAAAGACTGAAAAAAAGAAAACTTTAATAACCTTGTCTCGCCAAAGCGATGTGCATAAATTGTTAAAACATTTTTTTTCAATTTCTTTAGCAAGTAATGATAACTCTACGCAGTTGACAAAGCATAGACAAAAAGGTATGATTAGAGTTATTGTTTTAGGTAATCAGGCTTACTGGGTATCTAACAATAAATTTTATGTTGCAGAGGCTATTAATGGTGAGGTACAAAAAAGCACTACAAAGCCAGTAGACATAGATAATTTGTCAAAAGTAGATTTAGATAAGATGTTGTTTATACTAGATAGTTTAAAGGATGGGAAAAGAAATGATCGTGGCAGTTCAGGGAACTAATGAGTTCAATGACTATGGAGTTTTTATTCGCTCCATGGGTGTTGCTATGTCAAATATGAGCCAAGAGGATAAAGAGTTTATTATTTATTCTGCTGGTCCTACAAGAGTAAATTCTTTTGTTTCAGAATTTTCTAATGTATCAGAAAAAGGAATGAAAGCAAGAGGAAAAAAAATAAAATTCTATAAGGTTGCTCCACTTTGGTTAAAAGAAAATTTAAAACAAATAAATTATTTTGCATTTTTAAGCAAGCCAAACGAAAGCATGTCTAAGTTAGTTTCAGAAGCACAACTACAAAATGTAGAAATTGGTATATTTAAATACTAGGGGGTATTTATGTTTATTAGAAGTTTGAATACTATGGAAAAAATTGTTTCCAAAAATAATAATTTACTTTGGAATGGATGGGATGTTATTGATTTAAAAGAATCAGACATTGCAAAAACATCCCCAAAAGGCATTAGGGTAAAAGATAAATGGTATGTTCATAAAATTTATTCACCTAGTCGCAATGGTTGGGATATTCCAAACAAGTATCGAGATTAAAAATGAAACAGCATTTATGGAAAGATAACGCTATTTGTTTAGGACTTGAAACTAATATTTATTTTGATAAATATGAAGACAGTCCTGATAGTAGAGGAGTAGTTGACTCTATGTGCCAAATGTGTCCAGTAGCCAAAACTTGTTTTGCTGTAGGCATATCTGGAAAAGAGTGGGGAGTTTGGGGCGGTGTATACTTAGAAAATGGAGAAGTGTCAAGAGAGTTTAACAACCACAAAACTAAACAAGACTGGTCAGTTACTTGGCAGTCATTAACAATGGAAAAATAATGTATACAGATAAAATGAAAATGGCTTTTCATTCAATACCATCCCCTAAAAATTTTAAGGTAGACATTATAGACAACGAATATTTTATTACAGTTAAGGCCAATGAGGCTATGTTTATGCGTTTATTTGACACAGATAAGCGACAAGCGATAGAATATATGGTAAGAGTAAAAAAGGCTTTAGAAGATAATGGAGCAATAGTTATGATTACTAGAGAGGCTATCAAATAATGCAAACCTTTCTACCTTATAAAGATTATGACCAATGTGCAAAAATATTAGACAATAAAAGATTAAATAAACAAATATTAGAAGCCTATCAGATACTTAAGGTTTTATCTGGTCAATCTCCTTCAGGCGCTTGGCGTAATCATCCAGCGGTATTGATGTGGAAAAACTCTGAATATTCACTACGTACTTATGCTAAAGCCATGATTACAGAGGCTAAGGTAAGGGGTATTAAGACAGACAAGAATGAGGCCAATATAGAGGCTCTAGAGGCCGTTTGTGGGCAGATTTGGGGTACTAATAAGCCAGTCTGGAATAAGCCATCTCACATAAACCGTGTAAATATCACTCATAGGGCTAACCTATATCGTAAAGATCCTATTTACTACGCTGAGTTTTATTTAGACACTAAGAACGAGTATAATAGACCTTGCTGTGATAAATGTTTATACTATTGGGCAACGCATGTTGATAAAAGATTATTGGGGGTAGCGTAATGCAAAATGGTTTATTAATATTTTTTGCATTGTTGTCTATTTCATTTGCTATATCATACTTAGCAGTATTATCTAAGTTAAAAAGTCTTAGTATATCTTCCGCTCAATTATTTTTAGAAAATCTTAAACTTAGCCAGCACATTGAATCTATAAAAGCAAATCAAGAATTAACTGATAATGATATACACAGAGAAAACTTTATTAAATTTTTATCAGACTCTCGTGATTGGGCTTTTACATATATTGAGGATGTTCAAAATGGTTTAAATAAATTTGTTGAAGAGGTTGATCCAACTATTAACTATTTCCTTAATTTTAGTTCTATAACAGAAGGAGATCCTTTAAACGATAGTATGAAAAAAATATCTACTGCCTACAAGGATCTAAAAAAGTTTTTGCCAAATGAATCAGAAATAAAAAATACATGAGGGATATATTTCTTTCAGTATTAACAGGTTTTGGGTGCGGTATCGTGTTTGCTGCATTCAAATTGCCAGTACCAGCACCACCAGTTTTTGCGGGAGTCGCAGGAATTATTGGGCTTTGGATTGGCTTTACAACACTAACACGAATTATATCCTAGGAGGAATAATGAATAACTTACTAAACGATAAGACAAAAGCAATGCTAGCGTCCTACGGTCGCTCAGTTCTTGCATCTGGTCTTGCACTATACATGGCTGGCGTAACAGATCCAAAAGATTTGTGGGCTGCACTAGTTGCTGCTGTAGCGCCCGTTGCGTTAAGAGCGCTAAATCCTGCAGATAAAGCATTTGGCATCTTGCCTTCCGCTGCTGAGGTTGATAAGGCTCTTAAGTCTGCAAAAGCAAAAGTAAAGAAAGTTACTAAAAAGTAATTTATCTTTTATCAGATAGCCAGTCTAGAGATAGGCTGGCTTTTCTGTTTATTCATTTATAACTTTTAACCATTTATCTTTTAATATTTCAACTGAAAAATTATTAAATCCAATTTCTATAGCCTTTTGTTTACTATCATATATATTTATATTATTAAAATAGTTATCAATAGATTTTGCTAATTCTTTGTGGTTAGCCTCATAAATATCTACCATTGACTTAGTCTTAAATTCTCCAATTTTATCTGATTTTACTAACCACTCTTTAGGAAGTATTTGGTTATTAGGGGATACGTCTGTCATAAAAACGGGTAAACCAGAAATTAAAGCCTCATTCATAGGCAAACAAAGACCAGCATAGCGTCTAGGAAGAACCATAGCGTCATAGCCATTATATAAATCTTCTCTATTTTTAACATTATCTTTGTTTATTTTTAAACGGCTATCTTTGGTTATAAAGTCTAAAGGGGTTTGTGTTGCTATCACAAGTTCATAATCTGCACTAGAATATTTAAGCATTTCTACTACAGTATTAGTTCCATTTCTATCTTTGGCTGCTTTTTTACCAGCAACATGAAGTATTCGTTTATGGATTTTTGATAGGTTATTTTCTCTTGCAGCATTAAACAATGATGTATCTGTTGGTGGTGGTAGATGATATACTTTGCATTTTGATCCAAACTTTTCTTTAACAACATCTATATTCCAACTGCTTGGTGACAACAATACATCTGGTAACGGCCACTCTGGATGAACTAAATTTCCAAATAGTTCATAGTTATATTGCAATATTGTTTTTATATTTCTTTTTCTTGCTATGTCCACAAAGTCTAAATGGTAAAATGTTTCACAACTTATAACAACATCGACATTATCTAAAAAATCAAGAATTTCTTTTGTTCTAGGCATGCCCTTTGTTGTTTTTATTACGTTATATCCGTCATACCATTGCGGGTATTGTTTGTTGTTATTAAAAAAATATGAGTCAATAAGTAAAATTTTATCAGGATTTAACATTTTTACTAATTCTCTGGTTTGATTACCAAGACCAGTGTTGTCACATCTGGTTATAATTCCTAATCTCATTGTATTGACCTCAAAACGTCTTCATCATTTTTAAATAATTCAGATTCGCTTAATATTTTTTTTGCATCTTTAATACTTGTGTATGACCAAAACTCATCGTCTTGGGTAAATTTTCTAGTGCTTTGTCTTCCATCTAAATGTAAAACCCTGCTTACATTTTGACCATTATCTGGGTAGTAAATAAACATTTTATGTGCTTCCCAATTTCTAATTTTAAAAACGTATGGCTCTACAGTGACAGGTTGTTCTCCAGGCAAATACTCGCAATCAACTTGTGCTTTTCCATAAAACTCATCTTCAATATAATTTTTATCACCAATATTTGGCAAAATTATATTTTTGTAATATTTGGTAAAACTTAAGTGTGGGTTTTGACTCCATTGAACAGTTTTCATAAAAATATCTTCTTGACCACACATCATATGAATATGTTCTTGTGGCATTTCTTCTCTTAAATAAAATCTTATTGTATTTGCTTTATTATATTCAAACATATCTAAACACTTATTCCAGTCAATATCTCTATCAATTCTTAAAGGAAGATCGCCCTCTATATAAAGAATTAATGGTGTTTGCACTAAGTTAATAGTTTTTTTCATCATTGTACTTTGATGGCTGTGTTGGTCAAAAATTATTGGTAATACATTTTGCCATTCATGCAAACATTTCCAAAGCACTCTATTTTTATGTTCATCATAATCTTTTTTGTATTCTGCTTGCTCTATTCTAAGTCCATCTATTTGTAAAATAATTTCACTATCTGGAAAGTGAAATCTGGTATTTTTAATTGTTGTCTCTATTATTTTAGTACTAGGATGACTAGGTATATATGATGTTGGAATTATAATTGTTATATCTTTTTTATTCATATTTTATTTTACCCCTCCTTCTATTTTTGTATGTTCTATTACTTTAACTTTATATACACTTTTGTAGGTTATCTATAAGTAGACCTGCTCTAGGTCCATCACACCAAACTGCGTGTGAACTTTCTTTTGGTAAATAAAATAAATCTCCTGGATTTAAAATATAGGTAATGTCATTGTTTACTTTCCAAAAAGAAGTTCCAAGAATTTGCCAATAAAATATATCATGTGGATCGTGATGGTCTGTTACAAAACGATTTGATAAAGATATTCTTATTCCCTGAAAATGCCAAGGCATATCACAAGAACACAAAATATTTTTATAATAATCGCAATGACTGTTATCTTTTAAATTGTTTAACTTATATAATAATTCAGAAACTCCATTAAAATCTTTAAATATATCATGTGTTTGTGGGGAGAGCCAAAGTCTATTTTGTATTTGAACATTTCCAATTAAGTCAAAATGTTCATAATTATTTATGTTTTTTACTTTTTTTTGTAAATTATCATTAGTTTTTATTGACTCTTTGTATAAGAATAACAAAACATCTTCCCATGTAATGTTTGGTATTTGATATTTTTCAATTACAAAACCTTTATTATTTTTTTTAGCATTTATTATTTGATTAAGCATAATACCATTGTACCATTTTTACTCATTTATTTGCCTCATTAACTTAATAGAAAGATCTCTTTTATATTTAATCCACCAACAAACAACTTGATGCATATCGGATGTGTAATTATTTAATAATTCAGGTAACAATTCGGGCAACTGCTGCCAATTTTCAACGCTTTTTATTGAGTGTCTATCTTCAAAAACAAAATTAAAAAAATCTGTATTTATACCTTTTGAATCTATTCTATCTCCTATAGGCAAACAAAGCATTTCAATGGCTTCATAAAATCTAAAAGAATCTATTACTTCTGCTCCGCTGGGACATGGAACAATTTTTGATATGCTCATGGCATCGTAATAGGATTTTGGCTTTAGTCCTTCTGCAAAACCAGTAGTTGGTTTGTAAAAAGAATTTGGAACGCTTGACATTATTTCTGCCAACTGTTGTCTTCTTTGATGAGTTATTTGACCAGCAAAGAATACGTCATATGATTTATCCTGGTATTGTGGTAAATTTTTAGATAAATGCTGTGGCACCCCAAGGGCTAGTTTATTATATTGTGCATGTTTTTTATGAGGGTATTGAACCCAAACTTCAATATTCTTATGTTTTATTTTATTAATATTAAAGGTAGCGCTTTCATCTCCAGTAATGAATAAAACTACTCTATCTATCTTATCTAACTCATCGGATATTTGTTTTTCATAGTCAACATTTTGTGGTCCAGGAATTACAACAAAGGCTTTTTCCGTATTGGGCAATTCAGTTACCTTAATTTGTTCAATCTTGTTTTTATTAAAAATTTCTTTAATTAATCCGTAGTCCCATTTATCAGCAGCGCAGTCTTTTTCTTTAACTGAATATAAATAGGCCTTAATGTTGCTCATTTTTTAGTTCCATCTTGCATAAAATTAGCGGGATCGCAGGCTGCACATGTGTCAACCTGTAAATTTCCATTAACAGACATTGATTTAAAAGAATTTCCACAAACACAGGAAACAACTACTTCAACAAATATCTGTTTTTCTTTTTGAAATTCTTTTTTTATCCATTCATTATAATAGTCATCTGTAAAGTATCCTAAACCTTTTTCTGGGTCATTAAAAGGATAAAAATAAGAATTGTATGGATCTTCACTTGTTGAAGGATATCTACCCCATTTTTTATTGTAATACTCTCTTGTTACACCCATTCCTGGA